AGAGCACCCACTCTTCGCCTTGGACGATTACGACTCCTGGGTATGAAAGCTATAGGTCTAGGTTTGGCATTAGGTGCACCTCAGGGGGTTTGGTCGGTCGAAGTAATAAGAAACTGCGCCCGTCTTCGTGTAACTCACGGTCATAATCACCAGCGCTTCAAGGCTTGTCGTAACCCACGCTGCGCTGACGTAGGCGGAGCCAACCGGGCCGACCGTCGATGCTGGCGTAGTCAGATCCATCCCATCGATGTCCGTGCCGCTGGAGTTAAATATCTCGCGCAGATTGAGAGCGCCTGTGAAGTCGTACTGTGTGCCCGTCACAGTCTCATGCCAAGGCGAAGCGGATAGCAATACGGCTTCTGTGCCTGCATATGACCATCTGCCAGCGGTAATGGCGGTCGCAGTTTGGATGCGCGCAAGGAACGTGCTTGTGGCAAACGCCTCCGGCATCGATGCGCGGTACGCCCAATCAATAGCGCCCTGATTCGCGGCAAGCGTGTCCGCTGAATCCATAAATGCGTTCATAACGGTACGGTTGGCTTTTCCGTACAGACCGTTGTTGAAGATTGGACGTTGGTTACTCATGTGTCAAAGTTAAATTGCTTGCTTGCCAAACTTCGTCCTGGTGTGGCGCACGTGTTGACCGCTGGCAATGCCGTCAAGAAAGCGTTGTAAACGGCCGTCGGGAACATCAGTTTTAAATCCTCACGATCCGGGTACGGTTGGTACCAAGCGATCTTGGACGCTTGGTTGTACGGGACGCCAAGGAAGGTGGACGCCGCCGCAGCAAGGAACGACGCGCCGCCAGTGTTTGGCGCTGGGCGCTGCTCAAAGAACGACATCCAGTCAAAGAGAAACTTGAACTGCATGATGTAGATCTGATCGTTCACCGGCGAGATGCTGATCCCGTTGCAAAGGATTTGCCCGGCGTCGTACCCAAGAAACTCTTCCGAGTTGCGCGTACCGAGCCAGCCGCTGAAGTACGGGCCCGGCTCAGGTGCGATCTCGTCATCGGGCCCGAGCGTGAACGTGCGGTCGTAATGGAACTCGCAGATGATCTGCATCTGCTGTACAAACCGATTCGCGGGCTGTCCTTGTACGTCCACCTTCGTGCCGCCGATATCGCTACCGGCTGCGGTTGGCGGAAACGTGTACGGCTCAGCCGGTATAGCCGCGTCTACTCGCCAAATCGGCATCTGCCGCATTGAACTAGTGCGCGTTACTCGCGTCCACGGCTCAGGTACCGTCGCGTTGTACTGAAACTCCATCAGGCTAGACCAGTTCGCGGTAACCATCCAAGTCTTCAGTGCACCTGGCATCACGCGCCAATCGACCGACTCACAGACGAGGAACGACGCGTTTGCGTCGCAACCTGTGTAACGCGCTTGCACCTTTGGAATGTAAGCGCCACCTGCGCCTGTCTCTGAGGCAGCGACGATGATTGCAATATCTTCCGGGCAGGATTGAACGTCCTGCTCATTGACCGGCACCCACGACACAAGCCACGACTCGGTCATCGTAAATGGCTGACCAGGACTGCCCACTTTGTACTGTGGGCCACTGGCGTGTTTAATGATCTTGAGCGCTCCCATTAGTCTCCCTTTACCTTTGCAAACATGGCTTCAAGTGTGCTGCTAATCATTGTCAGAAGAGGACCAGCGCTTGGCCCTAGCGAGCCGCTGATAGCAGCGCCCGCTGCTTGCCCCGGGTTTTCCGCGGCAAATGCTGCCAGCTCTGGTAGCCGATTTAAATTTGCAAGCGTGATAAGTGCGGCGTCTGCGCTTTCGGTAGCAGCAAGTTTTACTTGGTTCCATATGGCATTTAGGACAATCATGCCCTCGCCAATATCCTGTGCCCTCTTGAGAGTGTTGGACGTCTCTTCCGCAATAGCGTCTTCTTTAGCTCGGTCAATTCCCGCTTGCGCCGGGCCCATCGCTTGGCCAACCGCCATATCTGATTTCAGCTGCGCCTGTGAAAGATTTGCGGCGCTGGTCATGGCTTCAGGTGAGAACGTGTGCGCTAGTTTTGACAGATGCTCGGAACGATCTGAAACGGCGCGGTACAGTTCCTGCGCAAGTTGCAGCACCTTCTGAGCGCCCATCATGCCAGCCATAGCTGTACTGCTAGCGCTGATGCGGTTGATCTTCTCCATTGCACCATTCACGCCGGAGATCAATCCGCTCGTATCCGCTGTGATGCTTACCGATGCTTTTAAGTCATTAGCCAAGGTGCAATCCTGTGAGGTGGTGCGCTTGTCAACGCGCAAGCAATGGTGATCAGCAGACTTTCAATCCGTTCCTCCGGCGTCGCCTCACTCATCAGCCCGACTGGCATATCCATTCGAGCTGCTGGAGTCATCCTCCAGATGCGCCTTTCGGCGCTTGAATAGGGCGCTCTTTCATTACCTCCGCGATGATGGCATTACCAATTTCGACGCGCAGATCGGCAGCGGCTACGCCTTCAGCAAGCAACGGCGTACCGTCGGCGCAGCGCACGCACGCAATCCACCAGTACTGGCCGCCGCCGGCAATGTCGCGCATCACTGGCCGGCGCACCTGGAGTGGTGGCAGTCCTTCGATGTCGGCATCGCGCCAACCGTCGCCTAGATATTCGGTTCCGATTGGCATTAGGCCTTCGCCTCAGAGAAACTGAAGTTGATGGTCGCTGCGCCCTGCCCGTCGTACGAACGGCTGGCGCTGTTCAACATGCAGGTAATGCTGTACGAAGTGCCCGAGTTTCCGTCAGACCAGGCGACAATGGTCTTGGTGTCTGTCGCGGTATTGATCAGCAGCGTGAGCGCCGTTTCCGCGACGGTTGTAGACATTGCCGTGCAGGTGATCTTCCGCGTCAGACGTCCAGCCATTGCTAGCGTCGTGAGGTCGAGCGTGGTGGTAATGTCAATCTCTTGGCGCGATAGGTCAATCGTCACGTTCTGTACCGGAATGGTTACCGAGTTGATCGTGAGTGTCCCGCCGTAGCCGGCTGTGTATGTCGTTGGCATCGTTTAACTTTCGTCGTGGGTAAGGAATGTCGTGGTAACTACGATAATTCGTTCAGCATCGCCCGTACCGTCATCGGGCACGGCGTCGAGCGTTCTCATGTTGATATCAACCATTTGGAAGGTGATTGAGGCAGTTGTTACAGTTGTTTTGAACGTGTCGGTAATCAAATCGGCAACCACAAGGGCTTCCGAGACAGTCGCGGCAACGCATGAAAAGTTGACCGACAGCGTGCACATGTTCGTGACTTCGTTCGTGGTCTGCGCCCAGATCGCCGAGGTAAACTCGTACACGACAAATGGCAGGGCTTCACCCTGGCGACGCCAGCGCGGCGAAAGTTCAGCATCGCCGATGCGCGTCTTTAGATAGGCGTACAGCGCTTCTGTAATGGTTTCAAGTGATCTACTTACCGGCACGTAGAGCCTCCTTGCACGCTTGGAGGATGTAGTCGCGCAGTTTGTGTGTCGCGTCCGGGATCATGCGCGAAGCAATAGCGCGAGAACGCCAGGCTCCCGCGATCTGTTTAGCCGTCGCGGTCTTTCGAGCCTCGGTGCGTCCGGAGCGCTCTGCGACGAACGTAGGCGCTGCCTCGCGTGCTGCGGCGAAGACTGCGCGTAGTTTCCCGGCGCGCTCTGATCTTGGCCCAGTTAATGCCGCTGGTCGCTTGGCGGCAATGATCGCTTTGTAATTGCCCTGCTCTGCCTTGGCGTCCTTGCTGAAGTTGGCGTAAGCCTTGGATCCCTTGGCGTAGTGCCGATATCCGGCTTCGAGCAAGTGCCAAATCTTTTGGCGTCCGCCAGCGCCGGCGCCGCCACCCTTGCCATACATGACGCCGACACGGCCAGTGATCCCAGAATTTACGCCGCCGCCAGCGCGACGTACATCGATGCGGGTTGATTTATCGATTGCCCGACGGTGCAGCGGCTTACCTTTGTAACCCGCCGCTGCCCAAGTTTCACGCAATGCGGCGCGGACTGGGTCAAGCGCTTTTCGCATCGATCGCTTCATTACGTTCTGTGCCACTTTGGGCCCAAGACGAGCCAATGCGGCGCGGACGTTGCCGTCGCGGAACTGCGTCTTCATTGTGATCTTGGTAGCCGTCATTCGGTTACCTCCGTCGCTTCCATTTCCAACCGCCGGCGCTTTTGGTCACGGTCAAAGCAAGCGCGGATGTTGAACACGCGCTCGGTGCCGTTGTCTACGTAAAGCAGTCGGCTGTTGGTGGTCACGGCAGGATGCCACGCGGCCAGGATGCGCCAATCGGAGCGCGTGTTAACGCCGAGATCGTCTACGACTTCGTTGGTACGTGCCGAGTCAATGTGGCAAGCAATCTGTGCGACACTCAGCCAAGAGACTGAAGCCTGTCCGACGCTATCGATACTTCGCACGGGATTCTGTACCGTCATCGAAAGCCTCAGCATTCCGGATGGGACGTGCCCAGCCATTTTTAGCCTATGCCTTTGCTCATCATGCCCGTTATGCGATCCCAGTAGGTCGAGTCGAGCGCGATGGTGTCATCGCCACGGCTTGCCACATGGTGTGCCACGCGCTGGAGTAGCGCCATCTCGAGCAGTGGATTGAGCGCTGCGTTACCTGCTGTTACAGTCAGGGTCACTGGGTAAGTCAGACTGACATTGGCAATTTCCATGTCCACGTAGATCAGCCCGTTGATTTGAATCTTTGCGCTGTTCAGGTTGCCGGTGAGCGGCGTCGCAGCGGCGTCGCTGTAGGTCACCGTAGTGCCCGCCAGGTCGCCTTGGCGCTCAAGACGGAGGTACAGACCGCCGTAGTTCGTCAAGGGCGCTGAGGGTGCCCACTGCGTCGTGGTGACCGACTCCACGCACCACCCGGTGCGCTCTTCAAGTTCGCGTACGGCGGCAGACCAGGCGATCGAAATACTTGGATCGTCATCCGTGTGCGGGATTCGGGCCCAACCGCGGAATTTTGCTA